TAGAATAAAACTTGGCAAAGAATGGGATGACTATTCTGATATAGCTTTAAAAAGGAGATGTGCATATAATATTGTATGTTATGATGATCCAAAAGAAGAAGCTAAAGGAGTTCAGATATGGGAAGTATCACATAGGTATAGTGAAAAACCTATTCAATTAGCTGCCAAAACACCGAGAGGTGGTGGCATTATTCCATTTTCAGATCCTGATACTGGCAAGTCAATTTCATTTGAAGTTGCTGATGATGAATATAAAACATGCCAAGGCCATAAATTGATTGATAGAGATTATAGTATTACTGATGATGTTTTAGCTTTAGCCCATACTCTTGATGAATTAATAATTGTGTTGTCTTATGAAGAAATTGCAAAAATATTTGATGGTGGTGAATCAGCAAAAAAAGAAACAGTAATATCAGATGATAAAACGTCGGAAGAACCAACTTCTTATACAAGAGGTAGTAGTATGAGAAATAGGCAAACAGTCAAAGACGATAAAGTATGTCCGGCTGGTGCAAATTTTGGCAAAGATATTGATGTATATGAAAATTGTGGTGATTGTAAAGTATATAATGAATGTGCAAAAGAAGCTGATCATTTATTAGAAGAAGAAAAAAAGAAGAGTCTTGAAGCAAAAAAGACGACAACTTCAACATTGCGTAGAAGAAGTTAACATAAACAATTTTAATAAGCTCCCATTACTTTTTGTTTTGGGGGCTTATGGAGTATTATATGTTGAAAAGAAAAGAGTCCAACAAAATTCAGAAAATTGCTGATGATGTTGAAACTGAAATTAATTCTGTTCTTATAAAAAAAGAAGAGTTATCTTTTGATAATGTTATTTCTACTGGCTCTACTTTACTTGATTTAAATATTTCTGGCAAAAGAAGAAGAGATGGTGGGATTCCTGGTGGAATAATTGCAGAAATTTTTGGTCCAGCAGGTTCAGGTAAAACTGCTGTACTTGCAGAGATAGCTGCATCAGCACAGGTAAAATCTGGCGATGCTTTATTTTTAGATCCAGAAGCTAGATTAGATCAAGAATATGCAAGAATTTATGGTATGATATTAGAGGCGAAAAATTATTCGAGGCCAGATACAGTTGCTAATGTTTTTGATAAAATTTATGAATGGGAACCAGAAGATAAAACTAAAACAAATGTTATTCTTATTGATTCATTAGCTGCTTTGTCTACTGAGTTAGAGTTGGAGAAGGGTGACAAAATGGGAATGAAACGTGCTAAAGATTTTAGCCAAGGGTTGAGAAAAACTGCTCGTTTGATAAGTAATAACAAATGGGTTGTAGCTTGTACTAATCAAGTAAGAGATGGTGAATATGGAGAAACAACACCAGGCGGTAAAGCAATTCCATTTTATTCTTCTTTAAGAATAAGAGTATCACAATCAAGTGTTATTGAAAAGAAGGTCAAGATTAATGATAAAGAAATAAAAAAGATTATAGGTATAGAAAGTAAATGTTTTATAAAAAAATCTACTGTTGATGAACCATTTAGAACATGTGATATATACATTATTTTTGGTTATGGTATTGATGATGTAAGGGGTAATTTGCAATATATTAAAGATATGACTAATTCAACAGTTTATTTATGTCCAAACGACAAAACATATCAATCAATTGAAAAGGCTATTTTTTATATTGAAGAAAACAATCTTCAAATTGAATTAAAAAATAAAACTATAGAATTATGGAATGAAATTGAAGATCATTTTAAAGTGACAAGAATTCCAAAGGTGAGGAAATGATAATAATTGATTCTAATTATTTAGGCTATGTAAACAGATATGGTTTATCACAAGGCCTTACTTATCTAGGAAATGAAACTGAAATAATCTTTGGTTTTATGAAGCATATTTTACAATTAGCTATGCATTTTAAAACCAAAGATTTTGTTTTTTGTTGGGATTCGAGAGAATCTTTAAGAAAGAAAGTATTCCCAACTTATAAAGGATCAAGAAGAAAAGATGATAGATCTGAAGATGAAAAAATAAAAGACATTATAGCATTTAAACAATTTGATTTATTGAGAGAAAAAGTATTATTAGATATTGGTTTTAAAAATGTTTTTATTAAATCAGGATATGAATCAGATGATATTATTGCTATGATAGTTATGACAAATAATTCAGATCATAAAATAGTTGTTAGCAGTGATAACGATTTGTTTCAATTGTTATCATTTTGCTCTATATATAATATAGTAAAAAAATCTATAACAACAAAAACTGAATTTGTTCGTAATTTTAATATAGAACCTAACATGTGGGTTGATGTTAAAGCTTTAGCTGGTTGTTCTACTGATGATGTTCCTGGGATAGATGGCGTTGGTACAAAAACAGCAATAAAATATTTAATTAATGAGTTAAAGCATGGCAAGATATATGATAAAATAAAATCAGATGAAGGGAAGGAAATTGTAGAAAGAAATTTAAAATTAGTAAAACTTCCATTCGATGGTTTGAAACAATTCCTTATTTCTAAAGATGTTTTATATGTTGATGATTTTATAGCTGTATGTGAGCAATATGGTTTTTTGTCTTTTTTAAAAGATGATGCATTAGGCAAATGGGTTAAAGCTTTTGATATGAAAGCTTAAACATAATTTTAAACTCAATCTCATTTTCTAATTCTAAGGCTGCTATGGAAGAAGTTACAGTTGCTATTTGTATTAAATTATTGAAACAATATATAGTTGAAGATAATATACAAGAACAGCAACTTATAAGAAATAAATTATATAGTTTACTGTCAACGTATATTATTTCTTATATAAAATTATTTTTAAGAAATGAAAGGACATATTTACAAGAGTCAGAAATAATTTCTATTAGTTGGGATTGTTTTGAATTTTCTTTAAAGAATTATCGTTTTGAAAAATCAATTTCGATTCCAAATCATTTTCGTTCTTATACTAGATTTTATTTATTAATACAAAGAAATAAACAAAGGAAAAGAAAAACTGTATTAGAGAATTTTTTATTTACAGAAAGTAAAAAAAATAGTAGAGATAAATTAGTTAATAGTAATGACAATATTGATTGTTTAGATGGTATAAAGATTTTTAGGTCAATGCTTGACGAAGAACATATTAGTGTATTTGATGATGCCATTATGAGTATGGCAGCTGGAACAAAACATAGAATAAGACGTTTAAAGGAAAGCCCATTACATTATTATAAATATTGTGAAGCAAAAAAAATATTTAAAGTTGTTATTGACTATCTTCTTAGGAAATAAGGGAGTGTTTATGAGTAGTTCTGGTAGAGGACATGGATTTGAAAGAAAGATAGCAAAAATGTTATCTCTATGGTGGAGTAGTAACAAAGATGATAATGTTTTTTATCGTAGTCAATCTTCTGGTGCAAGAGCTACTCAAAGAAATAAACAAAAAAAAGATACAAAATTTCAACATGGTGATATTTGTCCATCTTCATCAGAAGGTGAAGCATTAATAAGTATTTGGCATGTTGAATGTAAAATTGGATATGGAAAGAAAAATAAAAATAGCATAAAAAAATGGGATGTTCTTGATTTGATTGATTCCCAACAAAAAATTCCAACTATAATGTCTTTTTGGGAACAATGCAAAGATGGTGCGGATTTAACCAAAAGAGAACCAATATTAATATTTGCACGTAATGGAAGAGTTCCATGTATAACAATAAGAACAGAATATAGGAATGAGTTGATAACAATGTGTGGCAAAAATTATAATGATGGATTATTTATTAACCATAATTTGTATATTATGAGATTAGAGAATTTTCTTGAATGGATAGACCCTGAAGTTTTTATTAAAAAATAATTTGCAGATTTAAAAAAACATGATATAATAGTATTGAAAGGAATTGAGATGATCAATAAACTTACAATACATAATTTCCAAAGCCATAGGGATTCTGTTTTAGAATTTTCTGATGGTGTTAATGTTATCATTGGTCCTACCGATAATGGCAAATCCGCAATTCTTCGATCACTTATCTGGATTATTACCAACAAACCTTCTGGTGATGATTTCAAATCTAATTGGGGTGGTGAAACTATCATAAATGTTAGTGATGATAATTTTGCTATTGAGCGAAGCAAAGGGATTACCAATAGTTATACTATAATTAGAAAAGCAGATCTTCAAGGTCAACTTTTTACTGCATTTGGAACAGGCGTTCCAGAAGAAGTAGTAAAGCTTTTAAATATTGGGGAGATCAATATCCAATATCAATTGGAAGGTCCTTTTCTTTTGTCAGCAAGTTCTGGTGAGGTTGCTAGATATTTAAATAAGATTGTCAATTTAGATAACATCGATACAACACTTGCAAATATCGCTAAGACATATCGTGAAGAAAAGAATCTTCTATCTAATACTAAAACTAATATTGAGGTGCATAAAGCAAATCTTGCAGAGTATGACTGGATAGATGATGCCGAGAAAGAACTTGTTAAGTTGGAATTATTGGATAGTGAAATTGAAGATGATAGGTGGGAAAGAATGGCTTTGTCTGAGATGTTGCAGGACATAATTTCTTTGTCTGAAGAAATTAAATCTTTTGAACCACAAGTTTTAGTTCTTCCTAAAATAGATACTTTACTTAATTTGAATGAAGAAATAAAACAACTTAAAGAGGAAGCATTTTCATTGGATGATCTTTTGAGCCTTATCCATGAAGATAAGGATAAGATTATTACATTAGGAAATAAAGCCAAGCAACTTTCACAAATAGAAGAAAGTTGGAATCTTCACGCTGAGATAATTAGAGATCTCATTGAATATAAAATTATTGATAGTTTATATAACAAGATTACTGATATGGAAATGGAAGTAAAAGCACTTGAGAAGAATTACATAAAGCTAAATAAAGAAATAGAAAAAATAATGCCGGATGTCTGCCCATTATGCGGCCAAAGAGTCCATTTTTCAACAACAGGTAAATAAATGGTACTAAAAAGACGAATAGAGCTTAAGCAGGTTGATGCTATATTTTGTGCAGATCTTCATTTGAGATCAGATGTACCAATATGTAGAGTGGATAACTATTGGCAAGCACAAGAAACAAAGTTAAATTTTATTATATCTTTAGCAAAGAAGCATCGATGTCCAATTATCATTGCTGGAGACGCAGGTCATAAATCTGAATGGAATGATGCTTTATTAAGATGGACTATTAAGAAGATAGAGGATCTTGAAATATATTTAACCCCTGGACAACATGACTTGCCTAATCACAACTTAGAGAAGTGGGAAGAATCAGGTGTTGGGGTTCTTGAATCATCTTGTAAGAATTTTATTTTTATGAGCAAGAATGGATTTATAGATCTTGGCAGGTCTTTGTTTGTGGTATTCTCATTTCCTTTTGGAGAGAAGATTAAGCACTTAACTCCTGAAGTTATGAACAATAGGAAGATAGCAGTTTCACATCAACTTATTATTGAAGGTGGGAAACTTGAATGGCCAGAACAGAAAGCTATACCAGCTCAAATTCTTTTAAAAGAGTTTCCAGAATATAATATTATTCTTACAGGTGATAACCATAAACCTTTTGTGGTTGAGCACCAGGGAAGATATGTTGTAAATCCTGGAAGTATGATGAGGATGAGTGCAGACCAGATAGATCATAAACCAAGAGTGTATCTTTGGAATGCAGAAACAAATCAAGTCAAAGCGGAATACTTGCCTATTGATGATAATGTTATTGATCGTGGTCATATTGATGATCCTACCGAGAAGGACAAGAGGATGAAAGCTTATGTAGAACACCTTCAGAAGGGAAGGGACATTAGTTTATCATTTGAACAGAATATGGAGAGGTTTCTACAATCAAACCATATTGATAAAACAGTAAAAGATAAGATAAGGAGAGCAATGATATGACGCAGAATATTGCTAGTGATCTTTTAAAAATGAAAGAGGAGGCTCAACAAGCTAAGACAAAGCTTGATGAAACTAAGGGTAAACTAAAGGGCCATTATGAGAGATTGGAGAAAGACTTTGGATGTAAAACTCTTGAAGAAGCCGACAAAAAACTTAACATTATGGATAAAGAACTTGACAAAAAAGAAAAAAAGTTAGAAGATGGATATAACAAATTGAAGGATGAAATAAATGCCAATTAAAAAAGATGATTGTTTTAGATGTATTTCAAAAAGATCTATTCCAGGTGATGCACATATTCAATGTGTTAATCCAGACCCAAAAATGATGGGTGATCCACACGGGGTTAGATGTGGATGGTTTTTCTATCCGCTGAATTTTGATCCTGTTTGGAAAGCCAAGAAGTGTGCAAATTTTCAAGAGAGGCAAGAGTGATAAAAGAACTCCGACAGAAACTTGAGCAGAAGAAAGGACAGATGCAGAAGCTGATTTCTATTATTGATGATCTGAAGGCTGATGAGATTAAATATCTAAAGGATATTGATGATAGTGAGAAAGCTCAAGTCATAATCCAGCAAGTAGCTCAGGATACTCAAAAAGAATTGGAATATCATATATCAGAACTATGTTCTTTAGCATTAGCATCTGTCTTTGATAACCCTTATGAACTTAAGTTGGAGTTTGTCATTCGAAGAGGTAAGACTGAAGCAGATATTTACTTTGAGAGAGATGGAGAGAAATATGAACCTATGAGATCTACAGGTGGAGGGTCTATTGATGTTGCTTGTTTTGGTTTAAGGGTTGCTTTATGGTCTTTGTCAAAACCTAAAGCAAGGAATGTTTTGATCCTTGATGAACCATTCCAGCATTTAAAAGGTGATGAACCAAACAGAAGAGCTGTGCAAATGGTGAAGGAAGTCAGTAAAAATCTTGGATTACAGATTATCATGGTTTCTGATGAGAGGGTAAAGCAGGAAACTATTGTTGATGGTGCTGACAAGGTTTTTATGGTTAAGCAGAAAAATAAAATATCTAAGGTGGAAACTTTGTGAATAGCATTGATGATTCCGTAATACTAAGTGTTCTATTTGTTTAGTTTGGCCAATAATGTTATTCGCAAAGTTTCTATCAATAATCTAAAGTGCTTGAATAAGAAAGACGCCAAACCAGCGACCCAACCGTATATGGGATGTACTGCCAAGGAATATAGATCAGGTGGTCCCCGAACTGAACTTGGTGGGATGTAAGCTCGAAAGGCCGATCGTTCCTTAAAATCACATACGGAAGCACTACTATTATAAAGGAGTTCTATATGATAAAAGGAATATGTCATACAAATCTTGATGCTTATCGTAGAGAAGAGTGGCCAAATACTTTTATAATTGTTCCAAATAGAGGAGATAATGTTGAATCGAGTTCTGGGAACATACTTAAGATAGTTTCGATAACACATTGTATTGCAAAAAATGATTTTACTTTGCCAAAAATAAAATGTGGTGATCC